CAATAGAATAATATGAAAAGAGATTATAAAAAAGAATACAAGAATTTTCACAGCAAGCCTGAAGAAAAAAAGAATAGAGCTATGAGAAATGCAGCTAGAGCAATCATGAAAAAACTTGGCAAAGCATTTACTGGTGATAACAAAGATGTTGCACACAAAGACGATAACCCAAAAAATAATAAAAAATCTAATTTAAAAATGCAGAGCAAGTCTGCAAATCGTTCAAGAAAGTGAGATTTATGGCAACAACCAAAGAAGCTATTACAAAAATTGAAACGCACGAAAAAGAATGTTCTATCAGGTACGCTAATATAGAAAAAAGATTAGAAGATGGCTCAAGGCGTTTTGACAAGCTAGAGAATATGATTTGGGCAGTATATCCATTCATACTTGTTTCTTTAGTGCTATCTAGGTTTGTCTAGTGAGTAAAGTTTTACTGGGTGTTGTTGGAGTTCTTTTTCTAGCCTGTATTGGACTTTGGTATCAAAACTCAAGTCTACAAGCATTAAACCAAGCGTTTGAACTTAGAAATCAAGAACAGAAGTTAGCTATAGAGTCATTACAAAATGATTTCACAATACAAACACAAGGTTTATTGGCTATACAATCGAGAAATCAAGAAATAGAGCAAGAAATGTCAAGGTACCTTGACATATTTAAAAGGCATAACTTAACTAAATTAGCCATAGCAAAGCCCGGACTTATAGAACCAAGAGTAAATAAAGGAACCAAAGATGTATTTGATAGCATTGAAGAAGATAGTCGTAACATCGACAGTCTTGATAATGGCTTGCAGTTGCAGCCTAATACCTAGTAGAGAGGTAGAAATAATTACGAAGCCTATAGTAAGGACTATAGTGCAACCAATATTGCCAAGGGAGATAGATTTAAAGGACCCTTATTGGTATGTAGTTTCTGAAAAAAACATAGATGAGTTTTTAGTAAAGATAGAAAAAGAACATGGAGACATTGTTTTTTTAGCTATGTCTGTTCCTGACTATGAACTTATGGCTTACAACATGCAGGAATTAAAGAGGTATATAAATGAGCTTAAAGAAGTTGTTGTCTATTATAGAAATGTTACTACCAAAAAAGAGGAATAAAATAATGAAAATATCAGAAAAAGGTTTAGATTTAATTAAGTTTTACGAAGGTTGCGAATACAACGCATACAAATGTGCAGCTGGTGTTTTAACAATAGGTTACGGACATACCAAAGGTGTTAAAGAAGGAGACCTAATAACTCAACAAGAAGCTGATGCTTTATTGCTACACGAGATGGATGAATACGAAGGCTACATTAATAATATGGTTACTGTTGATTTAGAACAAAATCAGTTCGATGCTCTTGTTTCATGGGTTTTTAATTTAGGCTCCTCGAACCTATCCTCCAGCACTCTTTTGAAAAAAATAAATAACAAAGAATTTGATGCTGTTCCTGAACAAATAAAGCGTTGGAATAAAGCAGGTGGAAAGGTTCTTGATGGGTTAATTAAAAGAAGAAATAGCGAAGCCTTGTTGTTTGAAGGCAAAGAATGGGGTAAAGTTTGAAAGACATGCTAGTTTGTGGATATTCACGAAATATCTCCTCTCTCTCTTCAAACACATGTCATGGAGGGTCAACAGCCTTTTATGTGCATAGCAGTTGGCTCTCCACCTAATGCTTGATTTAGAACAAATAAAGTCTTTTGATGTCTTATCTAAGGATGAGCAGATAGAAGCACTTAAACTTATGCAGAGATGGAAGAATCTTAATGCTAGAGAAAGATGTAGAGATGACTTTTTAGAATTTGTTAAGTTTCATTGGGAAGGCTTTATTATGGGTAGACACCATAAGATATTAGCTGAAAAACTAAACCGTATAGCACAAGGCAAATGTAAAAGACTTATGGTTATGTTGCCACCTAGACACTCTAAATCAGAATTTGCATCAACCTATTTTCCTGCATGGATGATGGGACTAAATCCAAGTTTAAAAATTATACAAGCAACCCACACGGCAGAATTAGCAGTAAGATTTGGTCGTAGAGTTCGTAACATTATTGATAGCGAAGAATACCAAACGGTTTTTCCTGATATAAGCCTATCGGGAGATAACAAATCAGCAGGTCGTTGGACCACTGACGATGGTGGTGAAGCTTTCTATTCAGGAGTAGGTGGTGCTATTACAGGTCGTGGTGCTGATTTACTTATCATTGATGACCCACATTCAGAACAAGATGCTATGTCACCTACTGCTATGGATGCAGCTTGGGAATGGTATACATCAGGACCTAGACAGCGTTTACAGCCCGGTGGAACTATAGTTCTTGTTATGACTCGTTGGAGTACAAAAGACTTAGCAGGTAGGCTATTAAAAAGACAATCAGAAACACATGCTGACCAGTGGGAAGTCGTAGAATTTCCTGCAATTATGCCTGACACTGATGAGCCTTTATGGGGTGAGTTCTGGAAGAAAGAAGAACTATTATCAGTAAAAGCATCATTACCAATATCAAAATGGAACGCACAGTGGTTGCAAAATCCTACAGCGGAAAGTGGCTCTATTGTCAAAAGAGACTGGTGGCAGATATGGGAAAAAGAAGGAATACCAAAGTGTGAGTGTATTATCCAAAGTTACGATACAGCTTTTAGCGCAAAAGAAACTGCCGACTATTCTGCAATAACTACATGGGGAATCTTTGACCCTGAAGATGGTGGTGAAAATGCTGTCATTTTATTAGATGCAAGTAGACATAGAGTTGATTTTCCTGAGCTAAAAAAATTAGCCTTAGAAGAGTATAAATACTGGGAGCCTGATATTGTCTTGATTGAAGCAAAAGCAAGTGGAACACCACTAACGCAAGAGTTAAGAAAGATAGGTATACCCGTACAGTCTTACTCTCCAAGTAGAGGACAGGACAAGGTGGCAAGAATGAACTCTATTGCACCTATGTTTGAAAGTGGTATGGTATATGCAACAGAAGACGCTTTTGCAGAAGAGGTTATAGAAGAATTAGCAGCTTTTCCATTTGGTGAACACGATGACTTTTGTGATTCATCTACTATGGCTTTGATGCGAATTAGACAAGGTGGGTTGATTGAATTGAAGAATGATTACGAGGATGAAGTGTCATTTGACAGAAAGGCATTAACATATTATTAATTTTATGGATATAATAGAAAACTATGGCAATAGATAGACAACTAGGTACTGAAAACAATCCTGACATAATAGACCAAACTAAGTCTGTTGATGTTGGCGTGGATGAATTTAATATAGAAGCTCCGGAGCAAACCTTTGATGAATCAATGATTGATTCTATGGAAATTAACATTGGAGATGATGTTATTAGTTTTGATGAGCCAATGGAAGAACCACAAGAAGAGATACCATTTGATGCCAATTTGGTTGATTACATAGACGAATCAGTTTTAGGTAGCATCTCATCACAGCTTATTAATGCTGTAGAAAACGATAAAGAATCAAGAAAAGAATGGGAAAAAACATACACTGACGGTCTGAAATACTTAGGAATGAGGTTTGACGAGCAGAGAAGTACACCTTTTGAAGGCTCTAGTGGTGTCATACATCCTATACTCGCAGAAGCAGTTACTCAGTTCCAAGCACAAGCCTATAAAGAACTTTTACCGTCACAAGGACCTGTAAAAACACAGATTATTGGTCAGAGAGACATGAACACAGAAATGCAAGCTCAAAGAGTTTGTGAGTTTATGAACTACTACATCATGAACGAAATGCCTGAATATGACCCCGATTTAGACCAATTATTGTTCTATCTACCATTGTCAGGTAGTGCATTTAAGAAAGTTTATTACGATGCAGCAAAAAACAGACCTGTATCAAAATTTATACCTGCTGAAGATATATTGGTTCCTTACGAGGCAACTGACCTATTAGGAGCAGAGAGAGTGACGCATATAGTGTCAATGAGCAGTAATGAGGTTAGGAAATTACAGCTTACTGGTTTCTATGCTGATGTAGAGTTACAAGACAACGAAACTATTGTTCGTGACAATATATCTAAAGAAATAGACAAAATACAGGGTGTAGAGCCTGATTACACAGGTGACGAGCAGAGAAAATTGTATGAAATACATACAGTTGCAGAAATAGAAGGCTTTGAAGATTTAGATGATGAGGGCGAACCAACAGGTTTAAAAATACCTTATATCATCACAATAGACGATTCTTCACAGAAAATACTCTCTATTAGAAGAAACTATGAGCCTGAAGACCCATTAAGAAACAAGATAAATTACTTTGTACAATACAAGTTTTTACCGGGATTAGGCTTCTATGGATTAGGTTTATCACACATGATTGGTGGCTTATCCAAGGCATCTACATCTATATTAAGACAATTAATCGATGCAGGTACTTTAAGCAACTTACCAGCAGGTTTTAAAGCTAGAGGCATAAGAATTAGAGATGAAGCCTCACCACTACAGCCGGGTGAATTTAGAGATGTTGATGCTCCCGGTGGTGCATTAAAAGATTCTTTAATGCCATTACCGTATAAAGAGCCAAGTAGTGTTTTATTCAGCTTGCTTGGATTATTAGTTGAATCAGGCAAAAGATTTGCATCTATAGCTGATATGAATATTGGCGACAGCAATGCAGCTATGCCAGTAGGAACAACAGTAGCCTTATTAGAAAAAGGCACAAAGGTAATGAGTGCTATTCATAAAAGATTGCACTATGCACAAAAAAATGAATTTAAAATATTAGCAAGAGTATTCCAAGAGTTCCTACCTCCTGTATATCCATACGAGACAGGTTCTGGTGCTAAAGAAGTAAAGATTGAAGATTTTGACAGAAAGGTTGATGTAATACCTGTATCTGACCCAAACATCTTCTCTATGAGCCAAAGAGTTATTATGGCTCAAGAGCTATTAACAATGGTGCAATCTAATCCTGAACTACATGGACCACAAGGTATTTATGAAGCATACAGAAGAATGTATGCAGCTTTAGGTGTAGATAACATTGAAACATTACTAATGCCACCAGCTGACAATACTCCAAAACCAATAGATGTAGGTACGGAAAACAGTGGATTATTACAAGGTCTTCCTGCACAAGCTTTTGCTGAACAGAACCATGAAGCACATGTAGAGGCACATAAAACATTGTTTTTAACACAGGCTGTACAAATGAATCCACAACTGCAATCTATAATAATTGCACACTGTATGCAGCATTTACAATTTATTGCTAGTAAAAGGGCAGAACAAGAAATACCACCTGAAGTGCAACAACAGATACAAGAATCTAATCAACAGTTGCAACAGTTGCCTCCACAAGAACAACAAGCATTACAACAGCAGATACAGAGCATTATAGAAACTTTCAGCTCTCCAATACTGGCTGAATTATCACAAGAATTTTTATCTTCGGTTCAACCTCCACAACAACAAGACCCTCTAGTAGCTATAAGAGAACAGGAACTAGGCTTGCGTGATAAAGAGATTGATATGAAGGATAAACAATTTATGGCTAAAGAAGAACAAGATGCCATGGAAAGAGGAACTGAGCTTCAACTACAGCAACAAAAAGCTGACCAACAAGCCATGATTGGCAATGAGAAAAATGACATTGCTAAACAAAGACTGGCACAACAAGCTGAGTTAAAATTAATAGACCTACAAGCGAGGATGAACAAATGACAAGTTCAATAAACG